TAAAAGCTGTAGATTAATAATACTGATACCCCATACTACATAATCAAAAGTCCATTTATATCTTTCACAAGCAGCATCTATGAGAGTTCCGTATATTGACTTACCTCCGAAGGTGAGTGTACCACTATCATCTTTAGCTTTAGCTGCTTCCTCCATTCTTTCTTGTTCCTTGTCTATACCGAAGTGTCTTACATACGCACTTAACTTGTCATCAGATAGACATGTAATAAGAAGTGTGGCTAAGTCATCATTACCTAAGTTGTCTTCTAAGTATTTCTTTCTTTCTTGTACCTTTCTATTGTCAAGTACTTCTTCCTTCCCTTGCAATGTATGGTATGATAGTAGAAGACAGCATTCTTTCTTTTTACTTTCTGCGAGCCTTAATGCTTCTGCGTATGGATTCTCAATCAATAGCTCTTTATTGATGTCAAGGGACTCTACTATCCTTTTCTGCAAATAAACCTTGCCTAAGGTAACTGGATATAAGTAAAAATGCCGACGACCAACACTGAACCCTTTCGGCCTATCTATGATGGTGTCGGCAATATCTAATTCTAATTGCTTTTCTTTATCCATATATCTTTATATTTTGTTGCAGGTGATGGACTCGAACCACCGTCCTTTACTTTATGAGAGTAACGAGATACCACTTCTCCAACCTGCGATATAGCCGTCTGTCCGGCTGTCATGCGTCTTTCCGCATTGTCAGTTAACCTAATTAATCCTTTTACCAGACTAACCCTATACATCTACGTCTACGAACGTAATGTCTGCATCGTTGATAGTTGCACCTTCCTTGACTGTAGAAAGGTCCTTGGTAGTTGTACACCACTTAACGATGTTACCAGTATCTGGCTTCAGAGCATCATGATTATACGTCAAGATACCACCTTCCTCTGTACTGAACTCGTCCGCAAGAGATACTACGGTGTCGTCAATACGTGGACCAGGTACAGCAATGTTCTCAGGCTGAATGAAGATAGCATAATGCTTAGCAACAATACCGTTTGTGTCAGCGAAAGGCTTCTTACGTCCTTGTAGACGTCTGAGCACATACTCGACTACATACTTGTTAGCAGAATACTTTACTGCCTCATTCTCACCACCCTCAATAGGGGCTTCTTTCTTGTCACCCTTAGTAGGATTCAGCTTAGTGGTATTCTCCTTAGGAGTAGGGAGCTTAGTCCACTTTGCTGTAGGGTTATCAAGCTCTTTAACGATGATACTACATTTACCCCAACCAATAGAATTACTTGCCATAATTATTCATTTATAATTTGATACAAAACTTTATTATTTACAACGTGTTCAGAAGAACCAGACGATTCAATCACCCGTTGACCACATTCATAATTTGGGTCTGTAAGTGATAATCTAAAGTCCTTTCCTCGCACATTATCGAAAAGGTCGAATGACATCTTACATAACTTTCTCAATCGAGCCGAATTTTCCTCACTCTGCCCATCAATATAATCGTCAGCAACATAGATATTCACGTTTACATAAGCTACTTGCTTTTGCTTTGTGCTGTTAGCAAGTACCGATATAATAATATCCTCAGAACGTGAGTTTTTAGGACGTACAGATGTTTTCTTCAAATCCCCACTCACCTCCCTAAGAAGTGAAGACTCTTTGATAATCTTCCATACATCGTCCTTGATATCTATATCTGACTTCATAATGATAATTTTTCTATGTTAGCGAGAGCGGACTTCTTTGCCCTTTCAAGGCGAGCATCAATAACATCTTTTGCCCATAGTTCTGTTGATGCCAATACGTCCTTGCTTTCTAAAGATTCTACATATTCCGCATAATTCATTCCTGCAACAACAACTAAAGCATAAACCTTAGAATATTCGCTTGCAAGGTTATTTATCATTTTCCGACCTTCGGACGAACCATCAGATCCTCCCATTACAGTTTGAAATGATGACTGAATCTTTTTCAACCCGTAATCGTAGACGGCAAAGCCTATTGACGAACGAAGGTTTCCTGTATGGTCTATCCAACTTTCCTTGCTTGACCTATCTCTGATTTTAGCAACACACTCTACACCCAATTTAGCAAGAGCATTTGACACTTCATTTCTTATAATGGAAAAAGCAGACATCAAGAACCTCTCTAATGCCTCTGGGGGCGTAGTCATTTTTATTGCCATATCAAATCCAAATCTTACACTGGTGCTGGTAACGATGAAAACCTAAAACCTTAAAGACTTTCCCTTCTCCTTTGCCATAGAATTGCAATTTGATTTTGTCTCCATATTGGAACTCTTGACAATCTCTTGGGAGGTTATAAATGGTATACGAGTAAGCCTGTACGCTTCCGTCTGGTATAGGGATAGTATTAGCCCTTCCAGCAGGAACAATATCGCACTTATAGCTTTCTGTGGACCAACTTGTTTCACCTTGAACATAATCACCAGTCTCTGGGTCTTCATGTCCACGTGTTACAATTTGATACGTTAATCTATGTGCGGAGAAATCTATTACAGACATACTACTCGCCAAATGTAACCATAGGCTGACCAAGCGAAACTACAGGCTCACCTATATCCTTATAAAGTGAATTAATGCGGACTAATAGCCGTTTCTTATCTTCCTCTGTAAGGGTTCCAACACTCTTGTCAGATTCAGAATAAGTTACGGCTTGCAGGAGAGAGTAAAGACAATCAGCAAGCGCACCTTTCCATGCAGCTGTTTTTGAAACTTCAAAAGTGTAGTCATCATCGCCTTGAAGCTGGCGCTCAATCAGCTTATTTTCAATGAAGCCTAAAGGAACTGGATAATGAACTTCATCTTGGAGCGCTTGCATGATTGTCTTCATAATTATACTTGAGCAGTTACGTTAGCAAATAGAGTTGCCTCCTGTTCGTCACTCAGAGAATTGATTACTGCGATAACAGTGTCGTCAGAAGCATTCTTAGCCACCTTGACATCGAGAGCCTTCAACTGTGCGATAAGGTCTGCCTTCTTGTACTTCTTACCATTTACGGTAGTAAAGGTATCTGCTGTATCAAGCTTTTCCTTCTCCTTATCTACGCTTGCAGACTTTTCCTCAGAGCAATCAATGACATAAATCTGCTCTACGTCTTCAATTACTGGGAGGACAAGTGACTGACCATTCGTAAACTCCTGTAGTGGGTCTGTCTTAGAGTACTTAGAAATTAACTTGTACTGGTCTACGGTAGCATACTTCACACCTTCAACAGGATTTGTTGACTCAGCAAGTGTACCCCACACGAGAGAACCTACTACGTCTGAGCAGAGGAACACCAAACGGTCTGCATTCCATGGCTTCTTGCTCTTCTGCTGACCATTCTTCTCGAACAAGATTGAGCGGTCTACAACCTTAAGTGTAATATCAAACTCGTCCTCAAACGCTTCCTTGAACTTCTTAACAGAAGGAACATTTAAGGTTGTTTCGTCAGTGTAAACCTTACCATCAGCATCTGCAACAAGTTCACGTGCCCAACGCTCCTTACGAATTTCATTCAGCTTAGACTTGGCGAGCATGAGAGTGGTAATCGTATTGCCATCAGTGTCAGCCTTACTCTTGACATTCTCAATATCCTCATAACTTACCTTGCCCTTAGTGATAGTACCGAATGTGTTTTCGTCAAGATAACCGAAGTTTACACGCAAGCCAGTGCCTACGTTATCCTCATCCTCGACAAGCAACACACCCTCAGAAAGAGCTGTAAGGAAGTTTGCCTCATTCTTCTCATCGATACCGATAGAACAAGCCTCACCATCATTGAGCAACTTCGTCAAAATACGCTGCTTCTCAGCATTCTTTGCTTCATCTGTAGAAGCTGTGGTAAAGCGTGCCTTCATGATGTTGATTGCGTTAATATCAGACTCAATAAGAATCTTTTTCATACCAACCTTTGGTAATTTACCATTAGAAGACGCGATAGCTCCACGTTTCTTGATAGGGAGAGGAGAATCCATTGCAACCATATCAGCAGCAACGTAAGATGTTTTTGCTGATGTACCCTCCCACTTCTGATCAGAGCTGTACACTGGAGCCAACATCTCCTTGTGGAGATAAGAACGCTTTGCTGGCTCCTCTTTCTCCTTAATATACAGGTTCAGCTTAGGCCAGATAGAAGCTATAAATTGTAAAAAAAGTGATTCTTTCATACTTTAACCTCCTTGTTAATCGTGTTCAAAAATTAGGTTTGGGAGAGCTGTTTTAATTGCAGTTCTCATCTCTGTGGTCAGTGGATATGGCATAGCCTTGTCGTTAACACGACCATTATCCATAATTGCAACCATTGGCTCATTTGCCATCTTAGAGCGTACTACAACACCAACATACTCATGACTTGCTGGAAGAGCCTTGTAGGCTTTGTCAGCAACAGGCATAGGCTTGTAAGTGTAATTACCGTCCTCGTCGAGTGTACGAATAACAAGATGACCTGCCTTAACAACGTCATCCTTGAAGTCAGTCATATCAAGAGTTGCACCACCTGTGATACCTCCAATGTACTGACGGATAACAATAGAATCTACATCAGACATTACCTTTGTAGTTCCATTTACCAAATTAGCTTTTGCACCCATTTGT